CTGCTCAACTCTCATAGTACGCTCGGGTGCAGACATCACCAGCCTTGACGCTGGCGGTGCACAGTTTCTAGTTATTCAAATGCAAGTGGAAGTTCACGGATAGGAAACCGAACATGACAAGTTACAAAGTATTAAGCGACAACTTTTCAGCAGGTAAGCAGGGTGAAGTGCTGGACAGTTCGGCATTGGATGGGTGTAACATTGCAGCGTTGGTTGAAGCAGGTCATCTTGCTGAAGTCAGTGCAAAAGTTTCTAAGACAGTTACAAGCGAACAGGAAAAATAATCATGGCTCAAGTAGTTTTAACAAATGCTGATATCACGGTCAACGGTGTAGTGCTTAGCAATAGGTCAAACTCTGTTGAACTCAACTACGAAGTGGAATCAGTTGAAGTGACAGCGTTTGGTGGCAACCGTTCGTTCGTTGGTGGTCTGCAGAACAACACGATCACTATTGAGTTCATGCAAGATTTTGCTGCAGCCAATGTTGAGGCAACTATTTTCCCATTAGTAGGGCAGCAGACGACTGTTACTGTTCGCTCAAGTGCAGCAGCGACTAGTGCAACAAACCCTCTCTACACTGTTTCGGGAACTTATCTGGCAAGTCACACACCTGTCTCGGGTGCTGTTGGAGAATTGGCAATGACTTCGCTGACATTCACTGGCGGAACATTGGTCAAGACAACCTCGTAATTTCTAAACCAAACAACTAGAAGGAGCAGCAATGAAAATTGCATTAACAGTTGAGTTCAATGACGGTACGAAATCTGAAGTAGATGCAGTGTTCGCTGACTTCGTTGCGTTTGAGAGAACATGGCAACGAAGTGTTGCACGCTTTGAGACAGAGATCCGTTTAACCGACCTCGCATGGCTCGCTTGGCATAGTGAGACACGCACACGCAAAACAAGTCTGAAGTTTGATCCAGACTGGATTAACACTGTCACTACAGTTGAAATCCGTGAGGAAGTAGAAACCCCAAAAGCCGACTAGGTGACGACTCCGCACATTGGATCGTTGCCTATCTTGCTTGCGAAACAGGTATCGCACCTTCAGTGTTGCTGGATGAGGGCGATGTAATGATTCAAGCCATGCTGGATTATCTGAACAAGAAAGCAGAACGGGCTAATCGCAGACGGTAGTAGTATCGGCATACTATGAGTATCAATGTGGAAGTGTACGGAGTTCGTGAAACTCTTGCAGAGTTACGCAAGTATGAGCGTGAAGCGTATAACACTATTGAAAAGGATCTCAAGTTATCTGCGAAGCCTGCAGCCGAAGCGGTAGGTCGTGAGTTCCCTGACGAACCACTATTGAATTGGCATACATCTGGGGGTCGCAAAGGCAAGGCAAGGCTTCCTCAATATAACGGAAGTTCAGCAAAGAACAAAGTTCGTGTCGCTGTCTCTACCAAGAAACCAACAGGCATAGGGCAACATGGTTTGATCCGTTTGCAACAGTCCGATGCAGGTGGTCAGGTTTATGACTCGGCAGGATCTACTGTCGGTTCAGGTCGTGGTGCAGGTGCTAGTGCAGGTCAGAAGTTTGTTGCGAACCTTGACAAACATCTAAAGGTGAAAACACGAAAGGGCAGATACCGTTCCCGTGTAATGTATCCTGCAACCGAAAAACATTTGCCACTAATTGAGAAAGCAGTTGAAGTTTCAATTCGCAAGATTGATGGTGCAGTACAGAAGCGATTGAACGGATAACCCTATGGCAGTTGGCGTAAACATAGTTTCCACTTTTGACAGTAAGGGAATCGCTAGGGCTATTAAGGATTTCCAAAAACTTGAGGGCGCAGGAAATAAAGCGACCTTCGGTTTGCGTACCTTTGATAAGGGGATGACAAACACACTTAAGACTGTTGCGAAAGTCGCTGCAGGTGTCGCTGTCGCTGCAGGTGCTATTGGCTACAAACTTGCTTCGGCTGCATATGAATCCCAGAAAGTTATGGCGCAGACAAATGCGATCATTAAGGCTACGGGTGGTGCAGCAAATGTGACTGCAACGCAGGTGAGCAATCTGTCAGAAAAACTTTCCATGCAGATTGGTGTGGATGATGAACTAATCCAAAAGTCAGCCAACCTTTTGCTCACTTTTAAGCAAGTACAAAATCAGGTCGGAGAAAATAACAACATTTTTGATCGTGCTGTTATCACGGCACAGGATTTGGGCAATGTTTTTGGTTCGGCTGATGCTGCAGCAATGCAACTGGGTAAGGCTTTAAGTGATCCCGTGAAAGGAATTACTGCATTACGCCGTGCAGGTATTAACTTCACTGAACAACAGAAGGAACAAATCAAAACATTAGTTGCATCTGGAGATGTTCTAGGCGCACAAAAGTTGATTCTCGCTGAAGTTGAATCGCAGGTCGGTGGTACGGCTGCAGCAACCGCTACAGGTTTTGACCGTATGAAGGTAGCGATGGGGAATGTGGCAGAGGAGTTCGGTGCGATCCTTATTCCTTATATAGAAAAGTTTGCAGACTTCGTTATCAAAAAAGTTGTGCCGTATCTAACGAAACTTGCTGATGTTATTGGCGAAAAAGGACTAGGTTCAGGCATCAAAATGTTGGCAGGTGACTTTGTGAACCTAACAACAAACATGGGTGCATTCGGAAATATGTTGCTCGTTCTCGCTGCAGCATTTACAACGATTCGTTTAGTGACTATCGCTGCAACTATTTCACAAAACTTGTTTAATGTTGCACTACTTTCCAACCCTATTGGAATCGTGGTTGCAAGCATTATCGCTTTAGGTGTGGCAGCAGTTGCCCTGTATCTGAAGTTTGAGACAGTTCGTAAGGTGATTAACTCCGTGATCAATTTCATTATTGGTCTCATTGAGAATTGGCTCAATACTTGGATATTTGTAATCAACAGAATCATTGACGGAATCAACTTATTGATCAAGGCTGCAAACTTTTTTGGTGCAGACCTTGAGGAACTAGGTCACATTGGTCAAGTTGAGTTCGGGCGTATTGCTAATGCAGCGAAGGGTGCAAGAAAGCAGATCGGATCTGTTGCAGAAGTCGCTGGAGCGATGGCAGAGAAAGAGGGCGGAGTCCAAAAAGTTGTCAAAGCATTGAAGGATGTCGCCGATACTGCAGCCACAGGAAGTGGTAGCGCAGCGAAAGCGGTTGAGACTGCTGGAGAAAAACTACAGAAATATATTGATGCGCTGAAGGGGATGAGTTCCGCACAGAAGTCTGCTCGTGATGCTGACAAGTCTTTGATGAAATCTCGCACGAGTCTTGCTGAAGCAACAACAAAACTTACTGATGCGCAGGCATATTTTAATCAGATAGTTGCTGGATATGGTGCGAATAGTAAGCAGGCTAGGGATCGTCAGGTCGCTTTGGAAAGAGCGCAGCGTGCTGTTGAGCGTGCTGGGTACGATGTTGAGGGTGCAGTATTTGCTGTCGGTGAGGCTGAAAAGGATCTCGCAGATATTCGCAAAGATCCTGAATCATCTGCGCAGGCTATTCGTGAAGCAGAAATCAATCTCGCTGAAGCGAAACTCGCTGTAAAGGATGCAACACAGGCGCAGGTGGATGCAACAAATGATCTTGCTGAAGCAGAAACATTGTTAGATGAGGCTGTGAATGGTGCGAAGGAAGGAAGTGACGCATACACAGAAGCGTTAGACAAGTTGAATGATGCTAAGAAAACACAACTTGATGCGACTGATGCGGTCACTGAAGCGATTGAACGACAGACGGAAGCAGTTGATCGTCTCCGTGAAGCAGAGGAAAAAGCACTTGCAGCACGGGTTGGTGGTGCAGGTGCTACTGCAGCAGAAGCGAAATATGGTTCACCAACATCTGCTGTTGCAGAAATAGGTTCGTCTTGGGCAAGAGCAGGTTTAGATGCAGCAGTGGCTCGTGGTGCGCTTACATCAGATCAGGCTGATGCTCTGGAGATGCGCCGTTACACGCCGTTTGCTACTGGAGGCATTGTTACTGGACCAACTCGTGCGCTTATCGGTGAGGCTGGACCAGAAGCAGTCATCCCTCTGGATAAGTTGCAGTCAGGCATGACAATTAATGTGACAATCAATGCTGGCATGGGAACAGATCCTGCGAAACTAGGTGACGAAATCGTAGATGTTTTGACTAGGTATCAACGCAGAAACGGTGCGTTACCACTGAAGGTTGCATGATATGACACCTATGGCATGGGGTGAGGAAATTACCGTTCTGATGGAATTGGGTTTCCCTGTCAATATTTTCACTTTGGACTCTGCAGAGGATGGCGTTTTAGATGAGGACATTTTCGGTGGCACATTGGTCGGTGATGATGTTTCACAGTTCTGTCAAGAGATAAGCATTAGCAGAGGTCGTTCTGATCAGTTGCAAAACTTTAATGCTGGAACTTGCACTGTTCGTTTGTTGAATCGTGATCGTAGGTTTGACCCAATCAACGAGAGTTCACCTTATTGGGATGTTTCAACAGGGAAATCAGGAGTGACACCACGCCGAAAGGTAACAATTTTCTCTGACGGAGTTCAACTATTCACAGGGCGTATCACAGATATTGATGTTTCGTATGAGCCGAACAACCCTAATGCGACTAGCGAGAATAGTTATGTGACGATCACGGCTGCAGATGACTTTGTGCTGTTGGCAAACACTTTTACAGAGAACGCTATTACCCCTTCACAGCAGTTGTCTGGCGCACGGGTTTCTGCGATTCTTGATTTGCCTGAAGTGAATTATCCTGCGACCCGTGACATTGATGCTGGTGCAGCAACATTGGGTGGTGGGGCAACATTTGCAATAGATGCCAACAGCAATGTTCTGACCTATTTGCAACAGGTCGCTACCAGTGAGCAGGGATATTTCTTTGTTGCTGCAGATGGTGATCTAACTTTTACTGACCGTATCGCAGCCTCGTTCACTGCACCTAGCGCATACTTTTCTGACGCTGGAACAGATATCCCTTACACCAGCCTGTCGGTTATGTATGGTCAAGAATTCCTATATAACAAGGTGGTATGTTCGGTTGAGGGTGGCACAGATCAGATCGCTAATGATGTTGCATCACAAACCGAATACGGGATTTCAACACTTAATCTTTCAGGGTTGCTGTTGGTTGATGATGCTGCAGCATTGGTTTTGGCAGCCGATCTGCTGGATAGATACAAAGAACCCGAATACAGATTTGACCGTATCCAGACAATTTACAATCCGTTAAGTTCTGCGAATCAAGTGGTCTTGACTGCTGTTGATATTGCTGATGTGGTTCGTATTACACGCACCTACCCAACTGGAACACCAGCGACTGTGACTAAGGATTACAGCATTGAGAATATTCGTCATGTGATCACGCCTAGTTCACATACGGTGGAATATGGTTTAGCGGTAGCGGATTTGGTGTACGCTTTTATTTTGGATGACAGCCTGTATGGGGTCATGGATTCAACTAACGCTCTGACCTGAGTGTTACACTAGGAGGCATTATGGCAGGCGCAGGCGCAAAACTCTTTACCAGTGGCAGTGTTCTCACTGCAGATCAGGTCAATACTTTTCTAATGGATCAATCCATTATGCGGTTCACATCCACCACAACCCGTGATGCAGCCTTCGGTGGTGCAGGTGAACCAACATTGGCTGAAGGAATGTTCGCTTACACAACCGACACAAACACACTTTGGTTGTATAACGGTTCATCTTGGGTGAACCTGTTGGGTTCAGATATTGGTGAGCAGGCTTTGTCAAACCGTAATGTGATTATCAATGGTGCTATGCAGGTTGCACAACGAGGAACAAGCGTTGCAGGTATTACAACTGGAGCAGGCCTCGCATATAACACGGCTGACAGATGGGGCTTTTATCCAACAACAATGGGAACTTGGACAAATACTGTGGAGACTGATGCGCCAACTGGTTCAGGTTTGCGTAACTCCTTCAAGGTTCTATGTACTACGGCTGATGCTTCACCTGCAGCAGGAGACAATTTGCAGGTTGGTTACAGACTTGAAGGGCAAAACATACAGCAGTTCTGCAAAGGAACGGCATCCGCTAAACAATTCGCACTGTCATTTTGGGTTAAATCAAATGTCACTACAGGCACTTATGTAATAACTCTTTCTGACATTGATAACAACCGCTTAGTTTCTGGAACATACACAATTACTGCTTCTGCTACTTGGGAAAAGAAAACACTTATTTTTGCTGCCGACACAACAGGCGCATTTGATAATAATAATGAATTGAGTTTGTTAATTCGTTTTGGATTAGGTGCAGGAAGTAATACATCCTCTGGAACTTTGCGAACAGCATGGACTGCTGCTGTGGCTGCTGATGAGTTCGTAGGTCAAACCAATGTGGCTGCCGCTATCAACAATTATTGGCAGATAACAGGTGTTCAACTTGAGGTTGGTTCTGTTGCTACACCATTTGAGTTTGAGGACATTGGTGTAACGCTTGCCAAATGCCAACGGTACTATCAGCGCACAACTGGAGCAAGAAACTTTGCAACGACAGTAGCGCAAACATCAACTGACGCTTATGGTCTTGTTCCTTTACCAGTAAGTATGCGTGTGCCTCCAACATCTGTTGATACCAATACCCTTCGTGCTTTTGATTTGGTCAATGCTGCAACATCAATTTCAGCCGTAACCCTTGACGGTTCAGTAAGTTCTGAAACATATGCTGCTGTAAAAATTGTGACGACTGGTATGACGGCGTTCAGAACTTATTTTGTGATTGAAAATGGTGCAGGAAGTTATCTTGGATTTGGTGCGGAGTTGTAATGTTTTATTATCTTGACATTGAAAACACAAATGGCGACATTCAGCGCCACATCTTGCATCCATTAGCAGACGGTGGAGTTATGTCGTTCCCTTTAACTGACGACAACCCGAACAAGGCTGCTTATGATGCGTGGGTTGCGAAAGGTAACACCGCTACCGAATGGTTACCTGAAGCCTGATGTGCGTTCACGCTGGCTAGTTTTTCTACCTGTTGCGTTATTCGCACTGTTCGCACCACAACCTGCGCACGCCACACAAACAGGGTTGCTAGTTCGTGGCTATCAGATAGATGAGATACCACCAACGAAGTCTGATCTTGCTTACCCTCTATGCGGTAGCAGTGTTGAGCCATTTATCAATGCGACTTGGGATTATGAACAGAATCTTTTTGGTGAGTGCGGTTGGGATTCTTTCATGTTGCACTACACGGGCTATCTGCAGATCCCTGAGCATGAAACGATTGAGTTCTTTATTGCGTCAGATGATGGTGGCACAGTCAAGATTGGTTTAGAGGAGTTTGGTGTTTGGCAGGATCAAGGATGTTCTGCGACAGAGACAGGGTTGATTGATATTGAGGCTGGCACACAACCTGTTGATGCGTGGTTTTATGAGAACGGCGGTTATACCTGCTTCATGCTTGCGTGGAACATTGATAACACAGGTTGGGCGATTATTCAGCCCGAGTTTTTTACTAGTGAACCTTCGACACCTGAGACAACTTCCACGCTTGGGACAACAACAACTTCAACAACGACTACTTCAACAACGACTACTTTCCTGCCAACCACAACGGCAGCACCACAAACAACATCAACAATCCCAGAAACAACCTCATCTACAACCCCTTCTTCTTCCAGTACCACGACCCCTTCAAGTCTGCCCACAACAACACTGCCAAGCACGACAACGACAACAAGCACACTGCCAGCCACGACAACCACAACAACTTCAACAACAACAACATCTATTCCTCCCACTCCTCTATTGCCCGAACCATCTCACTCAACCACTTCAACACCAGCCACAACGATCCTGCCAGAACCCCTACCAGAAACAACGCTGCCCACATACCCACAGACTACAGAGCCTTTGCCACCTTCAACTACTGCACCCATAATCCCGTCAGACACCTCTACGAGCCTCCCTAAGCCTTCGGAAACTTCTACGAGTGTGGAAGTAACCCCATCAACTTTCTTTTCCCCTGATGAGCCTCTGACCACAGAACAGTTCGTTAGCGTTTTGGCTGTTCTATCTGAATCACCCCCAGATGAGGTCGCTGAAATCGTGGGTCAGATTCTCGCAAGCGACTTGACTAGTTCACAAGCCGAACAACTTGTCAGCGCAGGCGAGATCCTAACGGCGATAAATAGTGAGCAAGCAAAAGAATTATTTCAAGAGATTGAACCAACCCAACTATCGGAGTCAATGGCAGCCGTTATCGCTGATGCATTAAACGATCCTGAAGTTCCTGATGAAGTTCGTGAAGCGTTTGAGGAAACAATCAACATATTTAGCAACGATGGTTTCGCCACATATGTTCCTACTGGATCTGCAGTGAATGTTGCTGTACGGCGCACGATAATCGCAGGCACTACAATTCTGGTCGCTTTACCTTCTCCAGTTTCTACGAGGCGACCATGAAAAAGATTCACGACTATCTGATAGAGAACGCATGGGTATGGGCTGGCACAGGTTTAGTGTTGCTCACTCTCTCTGGAACTACCTTGCGACAGGCTCTCTGGATTACTTGTCTCACGGTGCTAGTACACTTCGTGGCAACAATGTTAAGGAAAGGCGACCCAGAATGAAAAAGGTACAGGATGTCACAGGCAGAATTGTTGCGTTGTTTCTCACAAATGCGTTGGGTGTGATTACAGGTGCATCAGTTATTGCTCCAGAGTTGGAAATCTGGAAGGCTGCAGCACTCGCTGGAGCAGTATCCGTATTCAAGGTAGTTGAATCTTTAGCCCGTGCAAGTGTGGATGGCAAACTTACCGCCGATGAAATTGATGCAGCGTTCGGTGCTACACCTAAAAAGATTGCAGCCAAGAAGGCAGCGAAATGAAACGCCCATACACTGGCAACAAGGATGGGGCTGCAGCAGGAGAGCATCCACAACTCACCGCTTTGATGCGAGAACTATTTAAGGCGTACTCACCTGCGTTGTGGAACAATGGTTCGTGGGGTGTTCGTAATATGCGTGGCAAGGAATCTTTGTCCGTTCACGCTACGGGTCGTGCAGCCGACATCTCGTGGCGCAACATGAGTGATGGGAAGCGTGGTGTCGCTAAAGGTGGTCGCAAGTATGCGATGAGTGCAATGGACTATCTGATTAAACACGCCGATGCGTTAGGTGTTGAGATGATCATTGATTATTTCCCTGCGCCACACGGTCGTGCATCTAAGTGCGATAGAGATATGGCGTGGCAGAAGTACACAAAGGAGACAGTTCATGGCGCACCTAACGGCGATTGGTTCCATGTTGAAGTGGATGGCAAGAAATCGTCTGAACAGATTAAGGCTGTATTCGCACAGAATCCGCCAGAGCAAGTAGTCGTTGGTGCATAAATGGATATGGGGATCGCTGCAGTAGTTGTCGCTTGTATCACAACAGTCGGTGGCATTGTGGCTGGATTCATGCAATCATTTAAGAAAGAGACGAAAGAGGCACGGAGGGAGAACCGTGAGGATCATGCCGTAGTGCAGATGCAACTCAAGATGATCTACAAGGGCTTGAACAAAGTGGATGACAAGTTAGATAAACATATTCAGGATCACAGAGAAGGTGAGCATGGGAAAGTTACTAAAGCAAATAGAGGAAACGCCAGTTAATTCTGGGGGAAAGCAATCATCAGTTGATCTGGCGATTCAATCAATGCAAGGGGAGGACAGAGATGACCTTTTGTGCGCTTTGCAGAACCCAACGATTTCGGCTTCGGTGTTGGCTCAGGTGTTGAAAGATAACGGGATTAACATAAGCAGAACCGCCGTAGTTCGTTGGCGTAATAGGGAAGGTATCTGATGGGCTTAGGTGATCAAATCAATGAGGCTGTAGAGGCTGAAGGTAACGGAGAGTTGTTGCGTTTGCGTAAGCAGCGTGACAGTTTTGCAAACCAGAATGTTCGCCTACAAACAAAACTAGAGGAACTAGAAAAGGCTCTCTCGTTTGTGGATCAGGTGGATGGTTTAACAGTGCAGCCTCCTATTTGGCTTGCACCAACTAAACCGAAGGCTCATGCTGCAACACTTGTTGTGATGTTGTCCGATACACACTTTGATGAAGTGGTGAACCCAGAGGAGATGGAAGGATTAAACGCCTACAACCGTGATATCGCTGTGATGCGTTTAGAGAAGTGGACACAGAATGTCATCAAACTTTCTCGCCACTATCTGTCAGGTGTGAACTATGACGGTGTAGTGATCATTCTCGGTGGCGATATTTTCTCTGGAGATATCCACGAGGAACTAGCACTAACGAATGAGGACACGATGATCGGCTCGTTGCTGTTCTGGGCTGAACAGTTATCAGGTGCGATTGAACTACTAACCACAGAGTTCAAGAAGTGTCATGTCGTATCAGTAGTTGGTAATCATGGTCGGACTACACGCAAACCGAGAATGAAGCAGAGAGTCAAAACCAACTTTGATTGGCTACTTGCCAAGATGGTTGAAAGAACATTCGCCAAAGACAAGCGAGTGTCGTTCACTATTCCTGAATCTGCTGATGCTCTAATAAAGATCTATGAGCATGGGCATCTCATAACGCATGGCGATCAGGTGTCAGGTGGTGGTGGTATCGGTGGGATCTATCCGCCGATCATGAGGATGCGAGCACGGAAACATCAGCGATACATGGTGACAGGTAAATCGTTCCAAACTTTATGGCTCGGACACTGGCATCAATATATTTCCACTCCGTCAATGATCGTTAATGGAAGCATGAAGGGTTACGATGAATATGCGATGCTGATGGGCTTCGGATTTGAGCAACCGCAACAAGCGTTAGCGATTGTTACCCCAGAGAGAAACATCACTGTTCAAGCACCAGTGTTTTGTTTAGATCGCAAGCGTGAAGGTTGGTGAGTCGTGGCTACTTTTGCAGAGATCATTTGGCATGATGCGCACGCCGACACAACAACATGGATGGAGAAAGACGAGATCAGTGAGCAGCCGTGTGTAGTTGTTTCGTGTGGCATTTTGTTGCCTGATGCAAAGCCTGATCATGTTGTGCTCGTGCAGTCTTTGAATAGTTACGATCAGGTGGATTGCGTTTTATCTATTCCAGTTGCGATGGTTCAATCAATGAGAGTTCTGGGCAGTGGACTGGATGCATCGGAACATCTAGCCTGATCTGGTTGCGTGATGTTCTCCTTCTCCGTCACGCAACAAATTGGTTGAGTAACCCTGCCTCCTAGTACGAGGTGGGGTTACTCCCAAAAAGTGCTGAAAATATTTTTCAGATTTTTTTTAACCGAGTAACCGTAAGGTCAATTTTTCTGTTTTGCGTACTTTTTGATTTCATGTGATTTGCAACATGGTAAACTATATGTATCAGGTACAAATCTGATTGATTCAAGAGGAGGATCAAAATGAGTAAGCAAGTTAGATGGAAGTGTGCAATCTGTGATCATGGATTACTTGCGCCAACGAAACCACGAAAGAATGATGTGCGCAGATATTGTCTGCCGTGTTCATCTAAGACAGGGAAACTTGTTGAACGGATTGCACCATCACTAGAAAAGAAACGAGAGCAGCGCAGTG